CTCCCCATGGCAACGATCTGACCCACGTAGGTCAGGTACTCTTCGGACTCCAGTGCTTCGCCTGCGATCACGATGTCAGAGTCACCCCACGTCTCTTTCGGCTCGTACGGACGAATCAGTACGCGCCAACCAATCGGCTTGACTGGTAGCTCAGGTGCAATGTCCGGCCTCACGAATCCGCTTACCTCGCTCATGGTGTCATCTCCGGTAGCGGATTATTGTCACCTTCATCGTCATCTAGCTTGTTGAGCATCTCTTTTGCCATGCCTACCGCATAGTCCATGCCCTTGATGTGACCACAGTGCTGGTGATACGCCTCCATGTTAGGTATTGACCCTTTTGAGATCGTGATTGCGCGTTCGATCTTGACCTGCGCCACGACTCGTTCGAGATCGTTTACAAACTTTCTAAGCTGTGTTGCCATCTAACTTTCTCCTTGCTACGCCTGCTAGTTTACCGAGCAGTGCTTGGTATGAAATGCCGGTTTCCTGTGCGGAACGGGCAAATTGTCGAGGGGATACATCACGAACTCCCCGCTTACGCAGGAACTCGCGTGCTGCACGCACATCTTTAGGTTTTACTTGTGCCACTCGGTCGTGCCTTTCTCGTTGTCGCAGCTTTTGCTGCTGCCAGTTTGTTGTCTCTTTCGATCTTGGCTTGATTTGCCCTTTCTTCACGCTGCTCCTTCCGTCTTGCCATGAAGTCGTCACGCTGCTCCTTGCTCATCGCTGCCATCTCTTGGCGTTCGATCTCAGCAAGTGTCTGTTCGTCCTGTCGTGCCATCAGCCTGTTGTGCGCATCATCCAGTCTGGCCTGCTCGCGCTCATGAACTTCCTCTTCAGGCTCCATGCTGTCGTCAGGGTCCATGATCTGAATCTGCGGCACCATCGCTGCACCCTGAGCGATCATCATCTCCTGCTCAGGTGGTAGTGGTTGCTCTGGTGAGAACGATCCCGGTGGTGGCAGTTGCCCACCCATCTGACGGTTCATCTCGTTGAAGTACTTCATGGCGTAGTGCTCTGCCATGTGCGCCTGCATGATCGGTCCCATCTGCTCCAGTGCTTCAGGCTGTAGCCCGTTGACGAAGTTGATGTGGACCCTGATGTGCGCATCGTGGTCTTGGTCCATGAATGCCTGAGCACCCTGACCCTGAAGCATCTTCATGTTCTCTTGCACTGGGTCTTCGCGTACTGACTGCTCTTTCTTCAGCACTCCTTCTGGATCAGGAATGCGAATAGCCTTGAGGAAGCGCTCTTCGACTTCCATGCGGTTGTACAAGTCAGGGGCTGTCTCTGACCTCTCAATGAGCGCCTGTCCCTGAGCAATCCTCTGCATCGAGCTGAAGATGTTCGGGTCACTGATGGGGATGACATCGACTCTGCCGTCGTAGTCGTTACGCATGACCACTGACTCAGCGTCTTCCACCTTGTAAGGATACTGGTCCGGCAGGAATTCATAGTTGAGTTCAGCACGGAGCTTGAACTCTTCAGCCGCCGCCATGTGAAGGCGACGATGGATGGCTGACAAGGGTTTGGAGCCTTGCTCTATGAGCGCGATGGTAGTACCCACCGGACCAGTATTTGATGCCTCACCTGTCAGCACTTCAGTTGAGCTGCTGAATGACTTGCCTGCATCGAGTAGTACCTCGAACAGTTTCGCAAGCGCTGGTGATGGGTCTTTGAATGGTGGCGTGTAGAAGGCACGGTTCAGTTCTTCTGCACTCATGTTCACTTCTTTGTATACGCCCGGATCAATATGCTCGTCACCCGGCTGCATCTTCGCGTCATTGGACACGTAGCCGCCCTGCATGTTGGCGAAGGCAGCAGAGTCCAGCAGCGCTCTGATGGTCCCTGACGTAGCCTCAGCGACACTGCCGATGAGGTGCAGCAGTCCGAAGCCGTAGAAGCCCAGACCCGGCAGGTATTTGTAGTGCGTGAACCAGATGCGTTTCTGCATCAGCTCATCGTCTTCCTTCCAGTTGCGCCGGATCGACAGCACTTCACGTGTCTCACGCTCGATGGTGACGATGTACGGCAGCGGTGCAGTCCTGTCGTACTTGGTCTGGTCCGCTTCGATCATCATGTCGCAGTGACACTCAAGCACGGTGTACACGTTGTCATCGGTATGCACATCAGGCGTGCGCGAATCAGCTTGGTCCTGATGCTCGCGTACCCGGTCATCACCAGTGTCGGTTGCGTACGGTGTTAGATCAGGCAGCTCCACCTCTTCCCAGAATCCAGACTCGAACAGCTTCTTCATCTCTGTTGAGTTCTTGAACATGCGGTGCGTGTAGCGTGGTGAGCTGGCAAGGTCGGTGGCGATGTACGGCACGATGAAATCAGACGATGGGATGTAGCGACTGACCACCATGTCGCTGATGCTGTCCCAGTACGTCTTCTTGAAGGCTGACCCACCAAGCGGTAGATAGAATAGCATCGAGTCAACCTGCCAGAAGTAGCTGCGATCCTGATCGAGAATCTGGTAGTTCATGTGATTCTTGATGCGCTCGGCTTGCTCCTGCTTCTCGACGGTGGACTCACCTACCATCTTGGTCTTGACTGGTCCTTCAGATGGGAACACCTCTTCGATGGCGCGTGCCTGAAACTGCACTACCGCTTCACCGATCAGCGGATAGGTCACGGCTGATGCGCCGTCGAACGGCAGTTCTTCCTCTGGGATGTTATTCAGGCCCAGCAGCTCCATGGCTTGGTCCATGCGCTGCTCCCAGTCCTTGCGTGATTCGATGTCGGTCTCGACCCACTCAATGACCTTGTTCGCCATCTCCTGCAAGTCACGCTGCGACAGATCGAACATGATGTTCGCGGCGTGCTCGTCACTGTCATCCTGCGACATGCGATTCATACCGGGATTGAAGTCTACGGTGGCGCGGTTGCCGCGACGTTCTATCTGTACGCCACCCACGTCACCAGAGAAACCCTGATCAGGTAACTCTGGCATCTCCGGGCTGCGTCCGTAATCAATATCATCTGGTCGTGTTGCCATCTCTTATCCTCTCTGACCACCGTACGTACGCACTGGTTTGTTCACGTGGTTCATCAGGTTGTCGTTATCGTCGTCGTCAAGGAAGTCGGTGCTCCACTTCTTCCTCAACCACAGCATTGCCATGGTGCAGGTATCCACCATGTCGTCATGATCGTCTGCCGGGAAATTACCGCACTGCTTGATCACCTCTGATGCCCAGTTGCGCTTCACGTAGAAGATGCAACCACGCTCCAGTACAAGAGATGCAGCGTGCGCTCGTACGAACTTCGAGTCAGTGACTTTGATTCGTGCGACTGGCAGGTTTGCACGTCGCAGCTCTTGCGCCAGAGAGTGACCTGAAGCCTTCTTCTCAATCAGCAGTTTGTCTGGCTTCCAAAGTTCGGCGGCTTGCATGGCATTGTCACGCAGCTCAGGGAACTCCATGCGCTTGTTCATGCGCTCCAGCAGCAGTAGGCACAGTCGCGTCTGACCCTTGTACTGAGCCGTCCATGGCAGCTTCGGATCAAGCCGCTCTTCGTGCTCGAATACGCCCCACGTGGTGCGGGCAGTGAAGTCAGACTCTTCGTCCTCTTCAAATGCGGTGTCGTAGGACTGGATGATCATCTGGAGATTCGGCAGCTCTGGCTCTTCCCACTCACGCCAGTGATGCTCTTTCATGATGTTGCCGCCCTTAGCCGATGGGTTCTGCTGAATCTGGGCTTCAAAGCCTCGCTCAGTCAGCTCCATCGAGAGCTTCGCCATCTCTTCGGGACCGAAGCGATCCTCCTGTAGCAGGTCGTTCTCTGCGTTACGAGGATCAACGAACAGCACCTGATCCAGCTTCAGTGGCTCGATGTGATCACCGAAGGTGAATATCTTAGAGTCAGCCGGGATGATGCGCTTGCTTTGCTTCTTCGCCTTGGTGATGCAGCGAGTCTTCGGCTGGTAGTAGCCGGGTAAGTTGAGATGCACCCACCCACCAGTCGATAATACGTGACCCGGAAGGTCTTGGTGATGACCACGCTGTGCGATGATCACGCGACCGAGCTTCTTCATGTCGTTGCCACGTGTTGACATGGTGTCTCTCCACCAGTCAATAACTCCACCACGGATCGTGTCGGAGTTAATCTCTTTCATGTTGTGAGCGTCATCCACAACAATGCGGTCACCACCCTCACCTGTTGCCGTACCGCCGACTGATGTCGCCAGCCGGTAGCCGTAGTAATCGTTATCGAATCTGCCCTTCTGGTTCAGGTCCGAACTCAGCTGAAAGCAGTCCCCGAAGTGCTCCTGATACCACGGACTCTGAATGAGTCGTCTGCACTTCACGGAGTCACGCAAGGTGAGCGAGCTGGCATACGTTGCGAAGAGCCACTGCGTTGAAGGATTCCACGTCCATTCCCATGCAGGCCACATCACTGCCACGACGGTTGACTTCGTGTGTCTGGGAGGGATATTGATCACAAGATCATCAATGTCGCCAAGGGAGACGTACGTCAGGTGCTCACAGATGGCATCAATATGCCAGCCGCTCTTAAACTCCTTGCCCGGTTCGACCACATGCCATGCTTCAGCGATGAACCTCTTCAGGTCACGCTTCATCTCTTCGGCCTGCGCCCACGTCCACATCTGCGTGGCTGTGTGTTGGTCGAATGAAGGGGCTACGGCGCTCATGTTCTCAGACTAAAGTACTTCGCAATCGTCAACAGACGACGCACGACGAACTCTCCGAATGAACTGGTGACACTATGGTCAGCGATGAGTGCATCCCACACTGCCGCTGCCTGAGCCTCTTGTGTGGTCTGCGCCAAGATCGCTGCGATGTCAGCCTCAAGATCAGGCAAGCCAGCGATGGTCCCAGATGACGACAGCGTTACCACAACCTGCGAGAAGGCAGTCGGTAATATAGCGGCAGCAGAAGCGTCAAACTCATCCACTCCCACAACATTGCCACCCTGCACAACCATCTGTGTGACGTTGAATACCTGATAGAAGTCAGCGACAGCGAACGTGTTGTCGATGCCATTGACTAACGTCCTCGTGGTCAGGGTGTCACTGGACACCACCTCCACAACATCAGCAATGCTCCGGTCAGTGAAATTGATCACCATGGAACCACGCTCGACACCGGCAGCATCGAAGTCAGCTGACGTATCAGTGAAGGTGATCTCGCCCTTGGGTGTCGGAGCAGTTGAACCAGTGGTCACCTGACCAGCCTCGGCAGCGTCAGTACGCGCCTCGAACGCCAGCTTCAGGTCTTCCTCTGTCAGCGTGATGTCAACCAGCTTGCCACCACCGAGATCGTCCTTGCCGCCTGCGCTGACAAGGAACGGGTGCGACATAGCCTCGAAGGACGACTCGAACGGACGTGTGGTATCGACGTAATCCTGCACTAACAACTCAACTGATGGTGCAGCAACCTCTGCGATCCGTGGGGATCGTCTCAGGTCATACGTCATGTCAGTCCGCGTGGTCATGATCCTTCAGCTACTGCTCCCAGTTTCGCCAGCGCTTTGTCACGCTGCCTGCACAGCGTCAGCACCTCGGTGAACTCCTTGATGCTCGCGTCCTCTGCGATGACTACCTGCTTACAGCGCTCTATGCCTTCACCGTTCTGCACTATCTGCTGCTCCATGGCAGCTATGTCGTACGGTGGATACTTCCTCTTCAGCTCCTTGACACCCGCTTCAACCTGACTGGGAGAAGAGTCACTGGCTTTCTGTAGCTTCTCGATCTCTCTGTCACGATGCTCACACATCTTGATCTGACCGTTGTACTCACTGGTCATCGTGTTGAGCTGGTCAGTTGTCGTCTGCATCCTGTCCTTGTTCTCTTCGCACTCCTTGATGCGCGACAAGAGATAGTCAATACGGTGTGTTGGATACTCCGCATTGACTGTCTCTATCGCAGCTAGACGCTCATCCTCAATAGCCATCGGCAGTTGTGCCTTGGCTTCGTTACCCTGACCAAGTGGCAGCTCTTGAATCTTCCTGCCCTTGATGCGGATGCTGTCTACGCCTTTACTCATACCCCTGTTCTCCTGCTTACGTGGCAATCGTGTCCGGCTGTCTTACAACGGTGACCGCGCCGCCACTTCCTGTTACTGCCGCATTCTGCGTGAACGGCAGGATGATCTTGCCTTGTCGTACGTTGACCACGGTGTCAAACAGCGTGGACTGGACGAACGTGTTGCTGGTGGTCGTGCCAGTTGCCTCTGTGTCGAGGATCAGGTCGAAGATATTGTCGCTCGTATCGTACGCCTGAATCGTCTCGTTGATGGTGTACGCCTCGCCTGAATCCGCAAGACCACCAGCACCGTAGACTAACCTGATCACGAGCGTATTGAGATCAGTCCTGCTCACCACTTCAAAGGTTGAGCTACCGACAGTCGCGAAGTGAATCAACATTCCCGGTACAACAGCGTCAGTCACGAAGTCAGCACCCGTATCTTCAAGCAATACGTCTGTCGTACCTGTCGTCGTTGTACCCGGTGTGACTGGGTGCAGGGTGAACGTGGTAGTCGAATGACTGTCGTACTCGTACTTGTGTTCCTCCTGCTCATCGACTGCAACCACCCTGATGTAACCAGCCGTTGGCACCTCAGAGTCAATCGTCCCACCCACCACAATGGACGTTGCAGAGATGGACGTTGCCGCCATACCTCCGAACTGATCCTTGTCGATGATGCCGTCAACACCTGTGTCACGAGCCACCAGCACCCTGTCGAGTGCCAGCGTATTCGACACGACGAATGACACCGTATTAGGACTGACTCGTTGCGTACCGTTGTCATCAATCAGCGTGTACGACTGCGTGTCGTCATCATGCTGCCCGGTATACAGAATGCCGCGACTGCCGAACAACTGCGTACCTGTGAACGTACCGAACGGTGATGCCTTGTTGGACGATGGGAAGTTCTGAATCGCACCACCTGCTCCACCAGTGTCGGCATTAACCGTGTCACCACCAGTCGTGTCAGTCAGTAGGTCATCATCAGCAATGCCGTCGAGCGATGTCTGCGCGTCGGTCACCATGATGTAGTTCTGAAGCGTTCCCTCACCAGCTGCCGTGGCATTCACACCAAGCACTCGTGCCGTGTAGCCGCCTTGACCTGTGATGTCATCACCCTGCGAGAAGGTGCCTGACTCTGTGACCGTCCAGACCTGCGACTCGATGCCGTGATACTGCTCACCCGGAACCGAGCAAGCCACCGTGTCCCAGAACGTCTCGTCCTGCCCACGTCGGCACACGTACTTGATGCGCTCATAGACATCAGCCACTGCAACACCGTTGCCGCCCGGACCCTGTGCATCAATGGTCACTGAGTATGGCTCTGTCACACCCGAACCATCATGATCAGCCAGCACATGACCGATAGTAATCGTCACCGTGCCACCGTTGCCTGCACCTGTCTCAGTCGGTCCACCCACATTCGCTGTTGGCGCACCGTTGATCGTGCCGTTACGGTTGGCACTGGTGAAAGTGTCGCCACTAGCAAACTCAGTGAGGTCACCCACGTTGTAGTACTCGAACGTACCTGTCGCAACGGAGTCAGAGACTGCCGTGACGACATACGCTCCACCCTCCTTGCCAGCGAACGTGTTGTCGAGAACATCACCAACAAACATCTCGGTGCCAGTACCTGATTGCCACACGCCAGCCCAATAGCCAGTCGTGTTGTTGATGTCAGGCGCTGATGCCAGCGGCAGAGCGGAGAAGCCACCTGCTGCTACATTCAGTCGGAAGTTGTCGAACAGTGACGTGTAGCGTCTAGCGAAGACCTCTAAATCCTCGTCAGCAATATCCACACCCTGCGTTCTGGTGCGAGCCAGAATCGAGATGATGCCCAGAGCGAGCGTTGGATCGGTTGCCCACCACTGGAACGCAGCTGTTGCTGAATCTGCCAGCTTGATGCGGTTCTGAACAACGTACACCTCAGTGGCTGTCGGTACGCTACCGATGGCCTGAATAGCTGTGTACTTGGTAACACCATCGGTCTCACCAGCGAGTGGCGTGTTTGAACCTGTGCCAGCTGGTGTGTCACCTGTGCAACTGATCGTGCCAGACGTGTCATCGAAGGCATCACCAGTTCCCGGTGTCGAGTCATCGGGCCTGATCCAACACACGTTGGTGCCGTCAGGTTCGACCTCGAAGTCGAGTAGCGTACCTGTGTCGCCTGACACTGATGCCACTACCTGCTTGCCGATGTCACCAGCCACGAAGTCCGTGACGATGGTGTACGGTTTGCGAATCACGCCGTTGCCGTTGGTATCTGGCAAGATGACGTTGGTCCAGTCACAGGTGAGTGTTCCTTCTTTCAGGAACTCGGTTGACGAACGTGGGATGAAGTATTTGTTCTCCATCGTGAATGCGTTCGGTGTGGTCGGCAGCATGGGGTTTGTGAATCCCATGGCCTGAAACGCATCAGCCTCATCAGCAACGGCTGAGTAAAGCTGGAGCGACGTGTAGACGGTTGTGGACGCGCCTGATGCACGACGTATCATTCTCATGCCAGCATTTGCGTCAGCACCTACCGTCTCGTCATCAAAGAGGATTTCAAAGTCACCTCCGAGAATGCTGAGTGTAGTCATTGCGTGTTACTCCTAATCATTTAGTGGGTCGAACTTTGCTATGGAGTCCACGGCTTGACTAAGCGTAGCGGTAAGACCGTCTGCTGTTATGGTGCGAACGAGTTCGCCCTTTGGTGGGATGGGGAGATAGCGGGTCACGTCGAGTGTCGCGCTCTTGCCCAATGCTTGGTTCGGCGATGAAACCGAACCCACCAGCGCCCGAACATAATAGAACGGACCCTGTGTAGTGTTTTCTGTCGTGGTTGCCCAGTCACCCGGTGCGGTCCACGACACAATGTTTGATCCTAACGTGCTGAACGATGATGTGCCATCAATAACGCCCGATAGCGCAGTCCATGCACCGTTCCAGTATTGCCATGTGATGGTAAAGCCTGAGCCTACATCAGAGATATTCTGCTTCAGCCTCGTGAACTCTTCCGAGTGTCCATACAGGTAGGCATCGCCATTAACTGCTGTCGCTGGTGTCAGCGTCATATTATCAATAGTGGCGTTGTTTGATAGCTCAGTCTCGTCTGTCTGTGCGCCATCATCATCAGCGATGGCTGCATTACACAGCCCTTGGTTACGCGCTCTGACGAGTACGTCGATGCCTGCACCGAACGCTGCCTCGTAGTTAAAGTCAGTGATCTGTGCCGTACCAGTTGAATCAGCCAGCAGCTCGAAGATCACATCACCCTTAGTGATCGTGCCAAGCGTCTCGTTAGCAATGACCTTGCACGATGTTCCCTCTGCCACACCATTGACTGCGACCGTGACTGCGTTGTTGATCGTGGTTGAGCCACCACGCACTGATGGCGTGTCGCCACCATTCTGCACGTTGATGGTGATTGCACCACCTGAGTTATTCCACACGGCAGCATCAGTGCCAGTGCCAGTGAACCCAGTGTCGAAAGTGAAGTTGTCGAAGTCGTAGGTGCCAGTCGCTGTGATCTCAATGGCATGTCCAGCACCATCAGATACAAACGAAACACCGACGAGTTCGTTCGAGTCGCCTGCTGTGTCCAGTAACATCGCACCATCAGCGTTGAAGGCACCATTGAAGGTCCAGTCAGTGCCGTTACATGCGTTTGGGATCACTTGATCACAGTTCGAGTACGACACGATGTCGAAGGTCTTACCAGCGTCCTGTGCTGCATGAGTGATCACTCCAACGTCAGTGAGACCTACGCTGAGCCACCTGATGTCCGTGAAGGCATCACCAACAATGAACTCAGCACGCTGCCCGGTGTTCACGATAACGAGGTTGGTCCACTCGATGTCGGTCGTGTCTGTTGAGTTGCCGACGATCCTGAATGGGAAGTGAGTAGCTCCTACTGCACGTCCACCAAGGTTGTCGCCAACCCAGTACCATTGCTCACCTTCAACAAGGTTGTATGTGTCTGCCGTGGCTGCACTGTTGCCCCACTCTGTCGGTGCCACGAAGTAGAACTGTGAAGCAGCAGGGTTGGTGATCAATCCACCGAAAGCCAGCCCGGTGAGTAAGCCACCCTCATCATCACTGACAACATCAGCTGTCGTCTCAGGTGTGCCTGACGTGCCACCGTTGATGGTCAGGGCATACGAGTCGTTGGCGATGTAGGACATGGCATCGATCCATGTGTTTGCCACGTTACCCTGTGCCTTGGCTGAGTGAAGCGAGCCATAGCCAACCAGCGTTATTGTTGTGAAGTCTAGGTTCGCTTCAACACCTGCGTACACGTGATGACCCACGTCTGCTGCACCGGGGTTGGCTGCTGCGTCACTACAGTCCAGCTTGATCGAATAGAACTGCTTCTGGATCGGTACACCAGTGGCATCTGACCCACCAGTTGCATAACCAATCTCATCAGTGCCATCACCCAGCACCAGATTCTGTGCTGCCACACTGTACGTTGACCAACCATTGGCTTTCACCAGTATGTAGTAGGTGACATCAGTCATGTTGATGCTCAGCAACGTGCCACCACTGTCGTCCACCGTGTACGTGTGATCATAGACGTTCGAGTGCAGGAACTGCACTGAGCCAGCGTTCTCAATCAGGTTACCAGCGTCAGTGTTAGTGCCGAGCGCACCACCCGTTGTCGAGAAGTCGATGTTGTCGTCTTCACAGTCATTGATCTCTGTGCGGTTATCGATGCTCATTGTCCGTACCAGAATGCGAGTGCGATGGCTGCTGCACAGGTGGGATACATGTCAGTCACTGCTGGTTCATGGATGCGATACATCTCATCGACCTGTGCGTGACATGCGTTGCTCGTCGGTGAGCAGCCAAGGATAAACACCACGTCCTCATCGCGTGGTGGTAAGTCGGTCATGCCCTTGTAGCCGGTTGACTCAAGGAACACACGGTTGCCTGTCACGGTGTCCAGTGCGTCCTGAATGGTGTCGTATTGATCAATGCCACGGTTGCTGTACTCGTCCTTGACAGGAACAAAGATCATCCGGTCAATACCGAACGCCTTCAGCTGACCCCAGAAACGCAGCTCTACGTCTGCGATCTGCGGATCAGGCTCCCATCTTGCGACGACCGTGATCATTCTTTCTTCTTGTCAGCCTCTCGTCTTGCCCACAGCTTGGCGCGTGCTGATCCTTCCTTGTACGGGTTCTTCGGTGCAGGTGCTGGTGCTGGTGCCTTCTTGCCCGGACCACTCGCAGCATCGACAGCTGCATCAATTGCCGCACCACGTCCGCTGATCAGCTCTCGTATGACCTTGCCGCCACCATCGACTGACTGGTTGGGCCTTGACTCTTTGTTTGATCGACTGACCACTACTTCCGACCCCTCTTCTTGAATTTCTTGAGCATCGCGCCCTTCGGCTTGTCGGCGTACCTGACCCACTTGCCGTCAGCATCAATGAAGCCGCCACTCTCCCCACCACGCACGAGAGGTATGTTGCCAGTGTCACCACTCGGCTCCGTACCTTCTGAGTAGTCACGTGTTGATCTGCGAAGACGAGGCATGGTTTTTGCCATCCCCATCTCCTTCGTCTTCACCCTGTTGGCTGGGTTACGCAGGTTCTGCTGACTCAGCTTCCCCTTCTTGACCTTGCCACCACCATCGCATGTCTGTCTCGGTCGTGACTCTTTGTTCGACCTACTCATCGTCCTTCTCCTTCTCGGCTTCGGCCTTCCTCTTCGCCTTAGCACCCGGCGTGTGTGGTCCACCCGGCTCACCCCTGCCCTCGATCCTCTTCGGCTT